CTGATTGATGACGGTGCCAATCCAGTCGTTGTAGTTGTTGACATCGCACCAGCGGATAAGCAGCGGATCTTGAATGCCGGTAAAGGTTGATCCCCAAGCGATGATTTGGCGCTGCGGCATGGCAACAAAGAACCCGCCGTTGACTGGTGGGGCTTGTGGAATAACGGTCGCCTGAGGGGCGGAGTCAGTCGGATCCCATTCGTAAATAGGTTGAAATGGCGGAGTCTGATCGTAGGTTGGGCACGATAAAAGGATCTCTCCCCAGTTATCAAGCATCCAATCGTCCGCATTGATTGCGTTGCCATTGGTGGGGGCAACGGCGGTTCCGGTCCCATAGCCACCGCCCCCGTAGGTTCCGACGCCATAGCCAGTACCGGAGGAGATAGCCCCAACCCCAAAGTTGTAAATAAAATGGGCTTGATTGCCGTTTAGATAGCCCGTCGTTGTCGATGTTGGCAGCGTCAGCGCATTGATCGTAAACTGGCTGCTGCTGATGACAGTCTCAACCGTGAAGTCGCCATAGAACGTGGTTCCACCAACCGTTGTCGGCATAAGGACAGGGAACGTGCCGCCCTGCGCGTAACCGTGATTGGCCAGCGTAACGGTGACGGTTGCCGCTCCCGAAATTACGGAAAAAAGTGGCAGCGTCGTCGTGGTTGTCGTTGAGGTGGCAGGAAGCGGTGCCCCAAGAATATCCAAAGCCTGCACAGAATAGGATGTGGCCGCAAGGTAGCCGTCAGGATCGCACTGATACAGTCCAAAAAGAACAAGGCCGCCAACCGAAATTTGCGTTGCAATGTAGACTGAGTTGTACTGGGTTATGCCTGTGTTTACAGTGTCCGTTATGATAACAAAGCTGCTTCCAGACGTGGCAGAGGCCGCTGCTGCAACGTCATCTGAAATCTGTCGCGGTGTGATGTTGGAAAGAGAGCCATTTGTAATGACGCCAAGCTGAGCAGCCCCTGTGATGCCAATTTCCTCAGTGCCGAAGGCAAGGTGCTTGTTTGCCAGTGTGTCCTGCCAAGCCCACAAGGCGCGGGCGATAGCTGGCGTGGTGTTTGGGTAATATTTGGTCCACCCGCCAAGCTTTTGAACCAAAGCGCCCTGCTGCCGATCCGGGATAAAGCGGACAAGGTTGCTTGTCGAAATACCGGCTTCGTTAAGGGCCGGTGTTTCGTTTTGATCAACGCCGGGGCGTAGCTTCAAACTGGCGTGGGGCATGAAGCGCTACCTTGTTGGAGTGGCCGCAACCGGAGGCGACATGGACGACCAAGCAGACGCGCTGAACTTCTTGCGCCCCTCCTCAACCGCAGCCCCTCTCAGCAGGTTTTGGTACTGCAATTCATAGGTGGGCCCCATGGCCGGATCGTTAGAAGCCTGACCAAAGTTGCGTTGGAACTGAGAAATGTAGATCAGCGATGCTTGGACTAGCAGGTCTGGGAAATAGGTGCTGATGAAGGTTGTGCCAGTGGCAGCCAGAGGCGTTGTCGCGTTTTCGTACAGCGTCGGCAAGCGCACGGTGCCGATCACCTCAACGTTGTAGGCAACGTCGGGGTAAGGCCCCAAAAGGATGTTATTGTAAGTTTCCCCGCCAGTGGCAAGGTCGCCGCCGTACATGGCAAAGACCTTTGGCTGCCCCCTGCTGCCAGAGGCGGAAGATCCGTAAACGTTTTGCAAATACTCTTTTGTAGATGGCAAAAGCGGGTATGTGACGCCGGCCACGCTGAGCGTAACCGTTTGCACAGTGACGAAATCATATGCGCCAAGCTGCAACTGATTGTTCCCAATCGTCAGGGTGTAAGGCCGTGACGTCTGGGACGGAAGCAGGTCCAAATCGCGCTGGATGCGGAGTTCCGCATAATTGAGCATCTGGGGGATGATGGCGTTGAATTCGGCATCAACCCCAACGACGACGCCAGAGGTAGTCTGCACGTTGACAACGGCCATGGTGGCGACCTGCGTCACATAACCGTTGTATGTAAGCGGTGTTGTCTGAGGAGTTGCTGGCATGGCGTCCTACTGCAATAAAGTGACCGCTGCGTTCTACCAAATACGGAAGCAATGTTCTAGTGCTGGTGATTAATCAGCTTTTTCGCTCATAAGCCTGAGGTTTTCAATCAACCTTCCATCGTCAGGGGCGTGGTTAAGGGCCAGCTTGCACTGCTCAATGGCGGCCTCTTTCATGCCAAGGTTCCAAGCCGCAATGCTGGCGTAATCGTGGGGCTTTGACCCCCACACCTCTGGGTCAACCGTGTACACCAGTTCGCGGTCTTTGATGGCTAATGCCGACAGCGCTGCGCCATAGCACTCAGCCCATAGGTGTCTATCATATGCCAACTTGGCAATCTCAACCCAAGGTTCGCGGGTGTTGGGTGCTTCCACCATGCCCATGCGCGCAGCCCTCATAGCGTTATCCCAGTCGCCAAGCTCTGAATGGCAACGCGACATCACCCTGTACGCATAGCAGCGCTCATTCACCCAGTTGGCACCGGGCAGGGCAAGGTACCGGTTGCATTCGTCAATGGCCTTCTGCCACTGCCCGTGGAACGACAATTCGCGGGCATAGTAGAACGCATTGCGAGGGTCGTGCGGATCTTCCTTAACCGACATCTCCAGCAAGGGCAGATATTGCCCACGGCTCTTTGTCGGGTCTGGCTTATGGATTACCAGCAGCATGTCTGTTTGAGCATACTTTTCATCAATTAGGTACGGGACGGGGTATTCGTGGCACGGGTGAACCCAGCGATAGCCGTGGCGGGCGTGGATCTTTTCATAGAAGAACGCGATCCCAGCGCCCCAATCAAACTTGTAGCGCAGTCGGGTGGTGCCCTCTTCCCAGACGCGCTCTATCTCTTCACGCCATCCCGGCTGAAGCTCTTCGTCCAAGTCCAAGCTGACGCAGACGTCAATGTCCTTAGGGATCAAAGCCAAGGCGGCATTGCGGGCGTTGTCAAAGCGCCAAGGCGTAATGTTGATCTCGACCACCTTGGCCTTGTGCTTTTTGGCAAGCTTGACGGTGCCGTCAGTTGAACCAGTGTCCGCGATCAGGATCAGATCTGCGTCCTTGGCTGACTTGCAAAAGCGCTCGACAAACATTTCCTCATTTTTAGAGATGGCATAGACGCATATTTTCATTGAACATATAACCTATAAAATAATGATTACCTCGGCTAGACCCGGCTGATGAGTTGCTCAATCATGCCAGTTGCTTTGCCATCACGTCGCGCATGATGACCTCCTTCGCCTGCTCGATGATGGACGACGCCAGCAGATCACGCAGACGGTTAGCGAACTCGGCCATCACCTCGCTGTCGGGGTGCTTCTCGGCGATCTCTTGCAGCGCCAACTGGTAGTTGTCGATGTTGATCTGGTGATGCATCACTTCGCGCTTACGGTGCTCGTAGGCGTCGGTGATGATCTTTAGGCGTTCTTCGTCGAGGGTAGTCATCGTTGTGCTCCGTTATACTGCGGTGAAGGCTACGCCGTTGCCAGCGCCATTGGGCAGCGTAGCGGGATTGGTGAACTTAGTGCCAAAGCCAGAGCCGGACCAAGGGTATGCCGTGACGTAGGGTGATGTAGCGTGCGCTACGGCGATGGCGTCGCCAGCAAGACTGAACGCTACGCCGTAGCCAAGGTCAGTGGGCAGCGTAGCGGGGTTGGTAAACTTAGTACCAAAACCAGAACCGCTCCACGGGTAGGCGGAGATGAAGGGCGTTGTGTTGTGCGCCACTGCGATAGCGTTACCTGCTGGGCTGAATGCTACGCCGTAGCCATTGCCAGTGGGCAGCGTAGCGGGATTGGTGAACTTAGTGCCAAAGCCGCTGATGCTCCACGGGTATGCTGTGATGAACGGCGTTGTAATGTGCGCTACGGCAATAGCATCGCCAGCGGGACTGAACGCTACGCCACGGCCAGTGTTAGCTGGCAGCGTAGCGGGGTTGGTAAATTTCGTGCCAAAGCCGCTGCCGCTCCAAGGGTATGCGGTGATAAACGGTGTTGTGTTATGCGCTACGGCAATAGCATTGCCTGCGGGACTGAACGCTACGCCGTTGCCATCGCCAGTGGGCAGCGTAGCGGGGTTGGTAAACTTCGTGCCAAAGCCGCTGATGCTCCACGGGTATGCTGTGATGAACGGCGAGCTATCGTGCGCTACGGCAATAGCATCGCCCGCAGGACTGAACGCTACGCCACGGCCAGTGCTAGCTGGCAGCGTAGCGGGGTTGGTAAACTTAGTACCAAAGCCGCTGCCGCTCCAAGGGTACGCGGTAACGAAGGGTGTGGTGATGTGCGCTACGGCAATAGCATTACCAGATGGGCTGAACGCTACACCTTGGCCTTGGCTAGCTGGCAGCGTAGCAGGATCGGTAAACTTCGTGCCGAAGCCGTTGATGCTCCACGAGTAGGCGGTGATAAACGTCGCTGTGTCGTTCGATACAGCGATGAACTGCTGCAACACGCCCTGCGTCGGCCACAGACCCTGCTTCGTCCAGAAGGCCGCCTCGGCAAGCGTCCACACGCCGGGAGCCGCGCCGTTCTGGAACGGGCCAGCGGGCGTGACGGGTGTCTTGCGGATGAGGCCTCCCGGATATCTTGACATGCACGGTTCCTTACGGGTCGATTATAGCAGTAGACGTGTCCCGATCCAAGCGCAGTGTCCCCTCGCAGACCATGCTCCAGTCTGGCCCGGTCTTCTCGCCGCGACAGGGGACGTTGATCTGGACGTGCTTGGTCAGATACTCCTTGCCGTCCTCGAACACGCGCCACGCATGATCGACCGTGCCGCGCCCCGGCTGACCCTTCGTCTGATTGTAGCGGACGTGGAACAGCGCCATCAGATCACCTCGGCAGATGACACAGGGCACACGACCGGGGCCGTCTGATGTACCGTCAGATTGAAGTGGACAAAGCGGAAAGGTTTCTTCGAAGCGTTGCGACCAAAGCTGTGGGCCAGCCATGCAGGTGCGAACATCATCATCCCCGGCTGCGGTTTGAAATTAATCATCGTGCTGGCAAGTGTCGCCTGCGACGGATTGGCTTCTGGCAGGCTGAGCATGACGCGGCCCGGACGCGGGTCGTGGATCACGACAGGAGGCGCGCCTTCAGGCACGTCGAGG